AATGAGACGACAGTGTTTGTGTCGGGCTTACCGAAGCGGTCGGCGAGCTTTACTTCTGAATCAACCAACTGTCGTGTTTCCACAGGACCCCATGCAAACTGACCTACCAAGGCTCCCGCGCTTGTGGAAATGGTAGGAACGATGGTTGTTTGGTCAATTTCACTAACATTTACACCGGCGGACAATTGGAATGACATATTTGGCTCCTTACATGGATTATGTTGCAGTTACAAGTCAAGGGTTGTGAATCTGTATTCTAACGAGTTATTTATGAAATCAAGGATTTCTAGAGTCCGTGAAGGTTTCTGGCGTACTTCACCATGAAATTTGTCATTTCTTGGGGGTCCATTCCTCGTGATTGGACCCAAAGTTCACCATCTTCGACGGTAAAGCTGTCCTCAAGACCCGTATCGATGACCCCAAATGGTACAAGATCATCCTCTACCATGGAGGTTTGTTCGTCTTCAAGTGCTTTGGTGAGGTTGAGTCCTGAACCTTGCGCCTCTCGGAAGTATTTCTGGGTGACTAACCACGAGAACATGACAAGACACATGGCTAAATCGTCGTGCTTGCCTTCCTCTGCCTTGTAGGTCTGCAATTGCTGAGTGAAGGTACTGAGTTCTGAAATTGTCGCAAAGTCGGGTATGAAGAGTTTGTTGTTCTCAAGCAACGCTTTGAGGTTCAAGCAACCAATACGTTTGACGGATTCCGTCATACGCAAACCCAGACGCATAGACTTCTTGTGACCAGCCGCAATCTTGGTTCCTGTCTTCGCTGCCGACTCTAACTTGAAGATGTTCTCATATTCCAGATCATAGTGAAGCATATCGACAATCTGTTGTCCGTTGTCGTTGATTTCAACCAACACGAATGCTCTGTTGTATCGGACTGCTGCATTGAAGATCATGTTTGGAAACACCATCGGGGCAATAGAAGCATTGTGATACTCTGCCACACCACGATATGGGATCTGCGAGATATCAATGACCCAGAAGGCTGAGGCGTCTTGGTCTAGACCTCGGGCTGGGTCGACGCAAATGACATAGGTATGATCATGCTGAGGTTGTTCAAAGACACTCCATCCACCTTCGGTATGAATAGGTTGTTTCTTATTCAAGACCATGAGGGCTAGGGTACCTCCACTGATGAGAGTATCAGAAGATCCAAGGAATTCACAAAGAACTTCCTGGCGGAATTTCTGCTCGCCTAGTGTACGACGTTGATCTTCGAACCATGCCAAGTCTCGATCCGGTATCTTATCCCACGAGTACTCAACAGGGATAAAGTCGTTTTTCTTACTGATCGCATCGGCCCAGAATTGACAAAAGTGATTGAGTCCCTTCGGGGTACTTGCCATGAGGATCTTGGTTTCTTTACCAGATGACAAGGTAGGAAAGGTTGAAGTAAAGAATTCTTCTGCGATGTTGTTTGGGACGTGAGCAAATTCGTCCATGAAGACCATCGACAGTGAGTAACCTCGGATTGCGCTTGAGCTAGTAGCTGCGGCGAGGATTCGCGAACCGTTCTCAATAGTGATAGATCGTTTGTTCCACTCCACGATGCCCTGTTGCATGAAGGAAGGAATGTTTTCGTACATGAGCTGAATACGATTCAAGATTTCCTGCGCCATCGGGGCTTTGTTCGCCAAGATCGCACAGACCTTGTGGCTCTGGAAGAGAATGTACCAGATGAAGAACGCCGCAGTGGTTGTAGTCTTACCCATCTGTCGTGGAAGTTTGACGATGACCTTACGTTCTGTGAAGTAGGTTTCGATAATCTCCTCTTGGAAATCATACATCTCAAAGGTGATGACACCGCGGTCGACGTGGATGATCTTGCAGTATGTCTTGATAAAATAGATTGGATCAACAGCGCAACGACTCCATTCATCCACCTGTTCCTGGGAGAATGTCTCTTGAACACCCACACGCTTGAGGTTGGGGTTCTTGAGGTAGAATCGCTCTTTGACTGGCTTGATCTTGAAAGTTTCTTTGGGTTGTTTTCGTTTTGGTTTAGCTGCAAATGACATATAAATCCTTATACGTTATCGGTGCTGATAGCTTTCGCTTCAATGATACGTAGTTTCTTTTGTTCGCGCTTCAGTTTGATAGCCTCTTGTAGTTCCATCGTTGACCCCACAAACACAGCATTCTCGATATTCACATTTCCACTTGGGAGTGGATTTGGATCAAGAATGGAAAGTTCTTGTTGATGGACGGTCAGAAGATCCTGGTTGAGTTCCGCCATAGTCTTGAGCATGTTCGAAGCAACCTCGTAAGAACGAGGTGTCTTGAGTTCGCGAGCCAATAACAATAATTCGGAAATTGCTTGTGTTCCCTGGGCAATCATCAGTCGCACATTGTTGCGGGCTTCGGCGGCATCGTCTGCCACAGAGTTGTTGGCTGAAGCGGATACGTCTATAGGGACTATTGCTACGGTGTTGTTCTGACGGTTGTGTGGATCTGGCATATCCAAATCAAGTATCTCTGAGAGATTCATTATAACTCCTAGACTAAGGTATTGGGATACTCAGTGATGAACGTGGTGTACCCGTAGTCAGAATATTGGTTAGCGGTGATAGGTTTCTGGTAAATCCAGACCTCAACGTCTTTCTGGTTCACAACTTCGACACTCTGGACTCTCCAATGAGCACCAGAATCGAGACCCCACACTTCATCGTTGGCTCGCAACACCCCAGTCATAGCTGAGAGGTAAAGTGTGTTGGTTGTGTTAGCCCATTGAGCGACCTGTCCTGTGATGTTCCGCGCCGGTGAACGAACCGGTTCTGGATCATTGAATTGTGTCGTTCCCCCTGTGAGGATAACTTTCTGAATCAGTTTGTTGTTGATGTCTTGATGGATGTTGACATACACTCCACCAGTTACGGCAGCATTGGCATTGGCGACATTGGCGGACACACCCATGATAATGGCAGTGTTGCTGACAGGACCAAAGAGCCAACCTTTGAGCACAAATTCAAAATCCCATGTGATCAATCGTGTGCCGTCGGCGAATGCCCCTTCAAAGTCGATTTTATCCGAGACACTTTTGAGGATGATGGGTATATCCTTACGAATGTTGAGTGCCTGGGAGACTATAGCCGTGATGGTATAATCTGGCATGAAGAATGGAAGAATCTGTTCGATGATTTGAAGACCATCTTCGATGTTGCGAACATAGCACGACAACGAGAAATCAAACTCATAGGGTACCCCCACATACCCCGATTGCGGATTTGAATCGCTGAGGGGATTGGAGACACGATGACGAATGGCGGATTGTTGCTTGCGCGACTGATCATACCTCATATTCGTCATTTGAAACGTCATGCGAGGTAAGGTGGTGTTGATCGATTTAGTCAACGTAGGATCAGAAAACAATCGCGTGACAAATTTTTCTTTGGGTGCATAAGAGATGGGAACCTTCTGTCGTTCCTTTTGAACACGATCTGTCGTTTCTCTCACGATGAAGATGTCGTTGAACAGTGAACCGAAAAGGCTCACATACTTTCTGATTGTCTGGTGGTAGAATGGATTATGCCCAAGCAAAATTCACCGTACTTTCTTATGGGTTGCCAAAGGGATTGCGTTCATCAAAGTCTAGGAGACTGTTGCTCTCTGTCTCGATCTGCTTGTTGTCACTTAGTTCTTCGAATTGCTGTTCCATCGGAGTATCAGTATCTAGGGATGACATTATCCACTCTGCACCAGAGTTTGCCCCGATGACGTTGGCGGTATTTGAGAAGAGTCCATTGACCAATGCAATACTGAGAATGTTGTTACCTGTGTTCCATACCTGCGCGGTTGCAAAGGCTGTGGCGGTCGCCAAACTGCTACCCTGGTAGACGATTTCGGTATTCACAACATCGAAGTTCCCTGCGCCAGTGGACAATAGGAGATTCGTCAACTGATAGGATTGATTGACCTTTTCGTCCATCTCATCGACCCCCACTTGTATGACCTCGTTGGAGAATACAAATTGTTTCAATTTGAGGGCATACACGTAAACATTACCCCCTCGACCACGACCCAAGGTATAGAACATGGCTTGGTTGTTTTCATGTTCGACGAAGGTGATCTCAAAAAAACTCTGTGTCAACGGAAGATATACTAGATCGCCTTCTCTCGGTCGTTCGAGAAATGGCATAGTGAACTTGAAACGGCGTCTAGAGAGTAACAGGGTCATTTCATCACGTATTTCCAAACCAAACTTACTAATAAGTTCTCCATCACCTTCGGCTACCATGACATTCTCAACATACATTTCTA